ATTCTTGAACAGGTTCTATTAGGTCAAGTTGATAATATTAAAGCAGCTCTTGAATTGGTAAAAGACAAAGATCCTGCACGCTATTTAGATGCTTGTGCAAAATTATTTACGTATGTATTGCCAAAGAAAGCAGATATAACAACTGGAGGCGAAAAAATAAATGTCACCTTTACAGAACGTGAACCTTGATATTGAAACATCAAAGATATATTTCAAAACCCTGGCAGCCAATACCAGGTATATTTTCAACGAGGGCGGTACAAGGTCCACAAAGACATATTCATCAAACCAGGTAGCATATAGAATTGCAGGAGGAAGCTCAACTCCTATTATCTTTAGTATTGTATCAGAGACAATGCCACATCTGCGTAAAGGTGCTATGCGTGACTTCTTTGCTTTTCTTAAAAAGAACAATCTCTATTCTGAGAAAGATCACAACAAATCAGATAATATATACCAGGTAAACAAATCTATCATTGAATTTTTCTCTGTTGACACGCCTGGTAAAGTACATGGTCCGGAACGTGATTATCTTTTCGTTAATGAGCTTCAATACATAGATTACGATACATTCTTTCATCTGGCACAACGTACCCGTAAACAGATTTATTCTGACTGGAACCCCGTATCAGAATTTTGGGTATACGATCAATATATCAATAACCCTCAATATAAAGACGATATTACAATCATTCATTCTACGATGTATGACAATCCGTTCCTTGCAGAAGAAATAAAAAAGGATATTTTATTGCGTGCAGAACGCGATCCGAATTATAAACGTGTTTATCTTGAAGGATTGATAGGACAAATCGAGGGGGTTATCTATCCAAATTGGCGGGATTTTGAAGAGGGTGAAACATGGCCGGTACATTTACCCTATGGCTTTGGATTAGATTTTGGCTTTCATCCTGATCCTGATGCAATGGTCAAGATTGCAATAGATGAAAAAAACAGGAAGATATATGCAAAGGAATGTTTCTATCTTAATAACCTTCAGATTTCAGATTTACGTAAGGAAGTTAAACTATATGCCAGATCACATGAGTTAATCATTGCCGATAGTGCAGATCCACGAATGATCTCTGAGTTACGGAATACACCACTAAACATCAAAGGTGTCGTAAAAGCAGAAGGAAGCGTTCTGGAAGGTATTCGTCTGGTACAGGATTATGATATTATCACAGACAAGGAATCTGTTAATCTAAGGAAAGAACTAAGGAATCATACATGGAACGACAAAAAAGCAGGTATCCCAAATAAAGGATGGAATCATCTACTTTCAGGAATTAGATATTTTGTTCAGAGTACAACGGCACGAAAAGAAACACATCAGGTATGGCACGGGTAGTCGGCATAGAGGACTTGACGTTAAAGGAAATGATCCTGAAATATACTTTATATTCTGGTTTATCTACCGGGCTTGCAGAATTGCCCTTACCTGAATATGTTAAGATAGGCAAAAGAAAAATTATGATACCAAAAGACGTAGATGAGTTTACAAGTAATATATGTTACGGACAAAGGCTATTTCTGGCACAACAGGAAGAAAATGATTTTGATATTATCCTGCGTATGATGGACGGTTTTTACTATCCTTTGGCTACTGTTAATAAATGGGATGAAGATAAAGCGTTATTATTCGGAAAAATTGTTTTAACTTTACGAGTTGTAGATTTATACCCAGTTGCTATGCATTTAGTCAGCCTGATAAGTGAAATGATAAAACAGGAACAAAAGCTCCTGCACCGTGAACCTACAAAGATGGAGCTGGCTGCCGGCATAGAACGTCTTAATATATTCTCTGATCTTGTCGCTTTGGATTTCCTGCGTGATGCTATGAAATGTACTGTGCTGGAAGTCCTGCTTACTCCTTATAAGGAATGTCTTGTCCGATTTATGCTCGCTAAGGAAACGGCAGAATTTCAGGAAAGACACTTTGAACTGATGAAAGAAACAAGTAAACCGAAATCAAAATTTGCAAAATGAAAACAGAAAAGATCAATTTTGAAATCAAAGCAAATTGTAAACCATTATTAAATGGATTAAAAGAAGTAAACAAGGAAATGCAAAAACTTATTTATCCGACAAAGAATAGATTTTATATAAACAACTTTGTAATAGGGATATTTGTTGGTATTGGTATTTCGTGTATTGGAATTATAATTTTTTATTTATTAAATTTAAAATGAAAAACTGTTGTGGTAAACGTGAGCGGCTTAATGCTCTGACAATGTTCTGGTATCTGATAACCGGACAAAACGAAAAGGAATGATAATGGAAAAACTATTCTATAATAAAGGCATAGGTTATCCCAGACAACTTCCAGTAATCTCAATTACAAAACGCAAATTAGAAAGACCTGATGTTTCCCAAAGATTATTGCGCATTGCTAAAAAACATGGGTATAGAACTATTAAGCAATTATTAGGATTAAAAACAGTAACGGCTCAGAAATGGTATGGATTTGGGGATAAAACTATTGAAGAATTATTAAAATGGAAATTAGAAAAAAGAGAAGAATTAAAAATAATATCTAATATATAATGATTACAGCGAAGCTAAAGGCAATATTAACGGCTTCCGGTTGTACGCTTGTACTTTACGAATCGGATAAACTGGCAAATATCCTGACAGACCAGAGCGATCAGAATGATATTATAGGGCTTATACTCCAGATTAATGAAGTCGACCTGGAAATAAAGGCCAATGCTATTCCGGAACATTATAATCCGCTTATCATTGAAATCCTCCAGCAGGTGAAACTTGAAGATACGGCAGATAATAATGAGATCAAATTTCAGGCATTACTTGATAAATGCAAAGAAGTAATCGTGAGAGTTATTGCTGATGCTGAATTTAAGACTATCCTACCGATGCACCTGACGAAGATTCAGGAGACAAAATATGATGCTAATGTTATCGGCTGGTCTATGCCTTTTGATCTTTACTATCTGCATAACGAAATAAGAGAACCTTGTTTATGAACAGAATTAAGATAATAAAACTTGTCGGATGGCTAATTGTAGCCGGACTTGTAATTGCAATATTGATATTAATTTAAAACTTAAAGTTATGGAAAAGTATAATTTATTTTTACGATTTATAGCTGGTATTATGTTTGTTATCGGATGTATTTGTGTTGGGCATTTTGCAGCTAAAGAAAATATTAGTGTTGAAATTATGGTTGCTTTTATATCAATAATTATGTTTATTATATTTTATATTCCGAAAGAAAATAATAATGGATGATTTACAAAAAGTAATGAAAATATTCCGGGATTATGAAGCTGATTGCCGGGATGGTTTTATCAGTAATACAGAACAATATATTGAATCCAGATGTATTGAATTAGGGATTTTCGACCTCAAAGATGATATTACGAAACTTATATTGAAAGCGATAATTAAAACTTAAAACTATGCAAGAAAAAGAATTTGATAAGTTAATAAATGGGGAACCTTCAAAGATGGCTTTTATTCCCAAAATGATGCCTTTAGATAAAATAACAAGGGCATTTGTAGAAAAGAATGAAGTATCTACACCAGAACCAATTATTTCAGCAGTAGATATATGGATAGATAGATGCAGGAAACTTGGTATGTCTGAAAAGAATATCAGGAAATCAGTTTCAAGGAGATTTAAAATTAAAATTGTTAAATGATAGGCATTGACTTAAAACCGGAACTCGAAGAGATGATAAGACTGATCGGCCAGCGTAATATGTATTCCGGCAATAAGATACCTGACTCTATTATGAAGATGTTCGAAATTGAGATAACGGATTTGCATGATGGGATATTGGTTCCTTATTGGCTTGGAGTTTTGGAGCGTGGACGAGGCCCCCGGAAAAGCAATGTAGATACCGGATTGTCTAAGAAGATTTACAAATGGATGGCAAAACATAATCTATTCAGGTCATCGGATGCAAAAGCAAGACTACGAGAAGCAAGGTTTATGACTCTATATATCAATAAATACGGCAATAGACAATTCCGGAATAAGACATTTATTGATGTTTATACAACTGTACGCAAACAGACTATCGAGAAGATAGATAAGAAATTTGGTGAAGTCATTGGAAAAATAACTTATGACGTATTATGAAATATGAAAATGCTTTTGGGATTTCAAAGACAATTTATATGCCTTATGAATTAATAGATAAATTCCTACACAATGAGCTTGCATGGCTTGCTTGGGGTGGAGAATCATATAATGGAATTAATTTTCAGATTTTATTAGATTATCAAATATATTTAAATTAATAATGGCAGTAACATTCGCACCTGAACTAATAAGCACGCCGGAATATCCGGAACCGTTAGATCCTACGATAATATGCCGGTGGGTAGCAACGGAGAGTCCTATTAATTTTCGGTTATCCCGCAAAGATTATGCAGTAACCTTATCAGCAAATAACGGAGGTTTTTTACAGATAACGATAACGCCCTCACCAACAGCAGTCGTACCTGTAATAAATGACAATATTGCCGTTTATGACGAGACAACAGATGCTATGTTTGTCGGTACGTTGACTAACGTTGCAGGTTATCCTGTACTTGTAACAGATATTGTTTGGGTTGATGGCATGGAGATAACTTACATGAACGATAACACTCTACATGATGGTTATTATTTTGAAGGACAATTAACTATCAATGGAGTAGTTGATCCGCTGACAGTTATCGCCTCTCCTGATTCTTTTGGCTTTGCCGATCTTGATGTTTCGGGTGTACTTCGTATAAAGACATCGCTTGTAAAGACTGGGGATTATTCTGCGTTGATAATGAAAGAACCTCCTAAATCTGGTAATTTCTCTCTTGAATACCGAGGGCGATGGTACGTTAATACCGATGCAGATATAGACGATTGGACTCCGGAGGGCGGTATCGTGTCCCCTATCTGTCCTATACTCTGGTATTATGGTGAGTGTGTCAGGTCCGAGGAACAGGGAACAAATTTACACGAATACGTTGTTAATGCTGAACGTGATGCTCCGTTCTTGAATTTATTTGACAGGCCGGTATTTTTTATAGGACTGCCATTTGATTTGTCTTTTATCATCCCGGAACTTCTCGAAGTATCACCTATCTTTGAATTTATTGTAACAATGAAAATATACAACTCTGTAAATACACAACTTTTACCAGATATAATAACTTATGTAGATGCAGATTATCTCGAAGGGTTTATTAATTCTTTGAATATTGATCCTGCATATATACCAGAGACAGCCGATCACATGACAGTAGAAATAGAAATATGAAAATTGGCTATCTAAATAGTATCATCCAGAGGATTCCGATTAAAAAAGCGTGTCAGGGTTATTATCTTCGCTGGTATTATAACGGTTGGCACTATTGGTTTTTCCTTCCCGGTAATATAGTACAGAATACCGAAGGTGAACAATACAATACTATCGGGACACGTAAGATTGCTATGGGATCAGGTCAGGTTACAGCAGAACAGGTAAACGCCCTGAGAACAATACGTAATAGCAGGGAGATACAAATGCTTACCGTTAATGGATGGATGAACCTTCGCATCGAACCCGGAACGGTCATTGTCAAAAACAATTATATCAACGGCTATGAATTTGATTTCATTGCTAATGTAGGAAGTTATGAACCTTCCGTGACGGGATTCAGCCCCGTTGAAGATATTGAAGAAATACCTTACGGGTACGAAAATATATATATTGTCGTAGGAGGAGATACGATAACAATAATTCTTATAGGGGAAGGACCAGTTACAAAAAATTGGGGAGATGGAACTTCTGATACTGTAATTCTTGTTGATGGAGTGCCACATGAAGAAACACATGAATATAGCGATGGGGAAGATGAACATACTATAACGATAGAAAATCCTGATAATATAGATGTCATTGACCTTAGTGATCCTGGTAATATAATAATTGATGTAATTATTCCTATTGAATATAGCGATGATATAATAGTAGTTGTCGATCCAAGTAATTTTACAGAATGTTTTATAAAAATAGGTAACCAGCTTTGGGATTGTTTTAATTACGACAGTGATTTTCCAGGATCGTTAGATTATAATAACAATATTGCCAATAGAGACAGCTATGGGAAATTATATAAATGGGATCATATAATATCAGCAGGTTTTG